CTTGCTTATCAACTCAATAAGCATCTGAATCTGAATGATAATCGGAGCGCGCCATGCAGGGGCTGAGCGAGCGCCAGTACGCCGCCCGCGGGTCTCGCGCGCGGCGCGATCCAGAAGGCGAAGGCCGCCGGGCGGCTGGTTCTCTATCCCGACGGCAGCATCAATGCTGCGGCCAGCGACGCCCGCCGCACGGAAACGACCGACCCTTCGAAGACGAGGAAGGCGCCTGAAGCGAAGCTGAAACCCGTCCCCGAGGCGGCGGTGGCGGCCGTCGGCGACACGCTCCGCGAACAGGGTCTGGCAGTCCCCGCAGTGGGCGGCGGCACGACCTTCCTGCAGGCCAAGACGGCGAACGAGGTGCTGAAGGCGCAGGAGCGGCGCATCCGTCTGCAGAAGCTGAAGGGGGAATTGATCGAGCGGGCCCGCGCGCTGGCGCTGGTTTTCCGCCTGGCGCGGGAGGAGCGGGATGCGTGGGTGAACTGGCCCGCGCGCGCGGCGGCGCTGATGGCGGCCGAGCTCTCGGCCTCATGCCGCGAAGCGACAGGCCAGCAGATCACCGTCGAACCTGCCGCGATGCAGAAGGTGCTGGAGAAACATGTACGCGCCCACCTCGACGATCTCGCCGAGGTCCGGCCCGACTTCCGATGAGAGCGGCGATGGCCTGACGGACTTCGACGGCGCGGGCGAGATCCTGCGCGCCTGGGGCAGCGGGCTGCGCCCCGACCCGGACCTGACCGTCTCGGAATGGGCGGACCGGCACCGGATGCTCTCGGGCCGCGCCTCGGCCGAACCCGGGCGCTACCGGACAGTGCGCACGCCCTACATGCGCGAGATCATGGACCGGCTGTCGCCCGGCGATCCCACGCAGCGGATCGTGTTCATGAAGGCGGCGCAGGTGGGGGCGACCGAAGCCGGGAACAACTGGATCGGGTTCGCGATCCACCAGGCGCCGGGCCCGATGCTGGCGGTCCAGCCGACGGTGGAACTGGCCAAGCGCAACTCGCGCCAGCGGATCGACCCGCTGATCGAGGAGAGCCCGGAACTGCGGGCGCGGGTCAAACCGGCCCGCTCGCGCGACGCGGGCAACACCATGCTGTCGAAGGAATTCGCGGGCGGCATCCTGATCATGACGGGCGCGAACTCGGCGGTCGGGCTGCGCTCGACCCCGGCGCGCTACATCTTCCTCGACGAGGTCGACGCCTATCCGGCTTGCGTCCACGAGGAAGGCGATCCGGTGACGCTGGCCGAGGCGCGGTCGCTGACCTTCGCCCACCGCCGCAAGGTGTTCCTGGTCTCGACGCCCACGATTCGGGGGCTGTCGCGCATCGAGCGCGAGTTCGAGGCAAGCGACCAGCGCCGGTTCTTCGTGCCCTGCCCGCATTGCGGCGAGATGCAGTGGCTCAAGTTCGAGCGGCTGCGCTGGGAGAAGGGGCGGCCGGAGACGGCAGAGTATCACTGCGAGGGCTGCGAGACGCCCATCGCCGAGCACCACAAGACGGCGATGCTGGAGGGCGGCGAATGGCGCGCGACCGCCACGGCTGCCGATCCGACCACGGTCGGGTATCACCTCTCGGCGCTCTATTCGCCGATCGGCTGGCTGAGCTGGGAGCGGATCGTGCGGGCATGGGACGCGGCGCAGGGGTAGGACGAGGCGATCAAGGCGTTTCGCAACACGATCCTCGGCGAGACATGGGTCGAGACTGGCGAGGCACCGGATTGGCAGCGGCTCTACGACCGGCGCGAGCGCTGGACATCCGGCACGGTGCCTGCGGGCGGGCTGTTCCTGACGGCCGGGGCGGACGTGCAGAAGGACCGCATCGAGGTCGATGTCTGGGCCTGGGGCCGTGGTCTCGAAAGCTGGCTCGTCGATCACGTCATCATCGAGGGCGGGCCCGACCGACATGACGCGTGGTCGGAGCTGACGGCACTGCTGGATCGGTCCTGGCCGCACGAGCGCGGCGCGCATCTGCGGATCGCGCGTCTCGCCATCGACACGGGTTATGAAGCACCGGCGGTCTATTCCTGGTCGCGGGCGCATGGAGCTGCACAGGTTTCGCCGGTGAAGGGCGTCGAGGGGTTCAACCGCTCGAGCCCGGTGTCGGGGCCGACCTTCGTCGACGCGACCGAGGGCGGGAAACGCCTGCGGCGTGGAGCCCGGCTCTGGACCGTGGCTGTCTCGACCTTCAAGGCCGAGACCTATCGCTTCCTGCGGCTGGAGCGCCCGACCGAGGAAGACACCGCAGACGGAGCGGCATTCCCGCCCGGCTCGGTGCACCTGCCGCATTGGGTCGAGAACGAATGGCTGAAGCAGTTCGTGGCCGAGCAATTGGTGACGGTGCGCACCAAGCGCGGCTTCGCCCGGCTGGAATGGCAGAAGCTGCGCGAGCGGAACGAGGCGCTGGACTGCCGGGTCTATGTCCGCCTGCGCCCCGTTCCGCAAGACCTGGGAGATGGTGCATCCGCTGCTTTTTGCCGAGGACGACGATGAGCGAGCTTGAGGAATACCACCAGAACCTGATGGCTGACATCCGGCGTGAAGCAGACGCCAGCGGCATCCTGATGGTCGAGGCGTTTTTCGACCGGATGACCGAGCGGCTCATCCCTGATGGTCTTCTGGATGCCCTTGTTCGTCTTCGCCCGGGCCTGAAGAAAGGACCTCACATTTGCTTCCAGCAAGCGCGCGCCCCAGCGGTCGTAGATCGCGGCCAACTGCAGACCCGGGACGATCATCAGATAGCTTCCCGACATGAAAAACTACGTCCAGCCCGGCAAGACCATCACCCAGACCGCGCCCTATGCCGTCACCTCTGGCGATGGCCTGCTCGTCGGCTCCATCTTCGGCGTGGCCGCGGGCACCGCCGCCCTTGGCGAGGCGGTCGAGGCCGCGCTCGTCGGCGTCTACGACCTGAAGAAGGTGGCCTCGCAGGCTTGGGCCGCAGGCGACAAGATCTATTGGGACAACACGGCGAAGCAGACCACCAAGACCCTGACCTCGAACACGCTGATCGGCGTGGCGACCGAGGCCGTGGCAGGCGGGGCCACCGACCTGATCGGCCGGGTGCGGCTGAACGGCTCGTTCTAATGAGCGCCTACGCCGCCGCCGTCGGCGCGCTCTTCGCCGATCCGAACATGGGGCGCGACGCGGTCTACATCGCCGACGGCGGCGCGCCCATTCTGGTGCGCGTCGTCGCCCGACGTGCCGATGCTGTCACCGAATTCGGGGACGCGCGGCTCTGGTCGGAAACCACGCGCATCGACCTGCCCGCCGCCGAGGGCCCCACCCCCCCCCCCGGTCACCGCAACTACATCGACGGCGACGCCTTCCTCATTCAGGGGGAGCCCGCCCGTGATCGCGAACGGCTGGTCTGGACCGTGGATTTGCGTCCGGCATGAAACTGAAGCTCGCCATCGATCCCGACATCGTCGCGATGATGGCGGCCGAAGTCGCGGCAGGGGAACGCGCCGTGACCGCGGCCATGCGCGAGGCTGGCACCGGCCTGAAATCTGCCTGGCGCACACAGATCACCGGCGCGGGGCTGGGCACGCGCCTCGCCAACTCGATCCGCCTCGCCAGCTTTCCGAAGTCCGGCGAAAGCCTGAACGCTGCGGCGCTGGTCTGGTCGAATGCGCCAGTGATCGTCGGCGCGCATGATACGGGCCCACTGATCCGGTCGAAGAACGGGTTCTGGTTGGCGATCCCTACGCCAGCGGCGGGGAAGTCCACCCGTGGCGGCCGGATCACCCCCGGCGAATGGGAACGCCGGACTGGCTTGCGATTGCGCTTCATCTATCGCCGTCGCGGGCCGAGCCTGCTGGTGGCCGAGGGGCGGTTGAACACAAAGGGCCGGGCCGTGGCGTCCCGGTCGAAAACCGGCCGGGGCGTCGTCACCGCGCCGATCTTCCTGCTGGTGCCGCAGGTCAAACTGCCGAAGCGGCTGGACCTCGCGCGGGATGCCGAGAGTGCGGTGGACGGTGTGCCGGGGCTGATCTTGGCGAACTGGGTAGAGGTGCGATGAATCTCAGGGTCGCGCTGCGGCCGTTTCCCGTCCACGCCGCCTGTGACTGGGTTCTTCGGTGTCGCCCAGCCCCTCCAGCGCGACTGGGGCCTTGCCGGGGAACTCGACCATCAGCTTCAGCGAGCCACCCATCGCGCGGACATAGCTGGTCAGCGTCGACAGCAGCAGGTCGCTCTGGCGTTCATATTTTGCGACGGTCGCCTGCTGGATGCCGAGGGTTTCGGCGAGTTGGACCTGCGTCAACGCCTTGGCTTTGCGCAGTTCCTGCAGCGTCAGGTATTCGGTGTGCAGCCGTGCCGCTTCAGCTTCGATCCCGGCACGACGGGCGGGATCGAGGCTCGTCAGCTTGTCCTGAAGGGTCCGTGCCATGGTCGTCATCCTTTCCATGCGTCAAGATGGCGGTCGAACCGGGCGTCGGCCCGGGCGATCAGCTGCTTGTAGAAGCGCTTCTCGCTGCCACCTGATTTGTCCCCGCCGACAAGCAGGATCGCCTGTCGGTCGGGATCGAATGCAAATGCGATGCGCCAGACGCCACCAGCGGCAGTGCAGCGCAACTCCTTCATGTTCGCGTGCTTCGACCCGGTCAGGGTGTCGGCATGCGGTCGTCCAAGCGAAGGCCCCTCGCGTTCGAGCAGCAGCATCCGCGCGAGGATCGCGTCCTGCACTTCCGCGTCGAGTGCGTCGAATTCCGGTTCGAACTCATCGGCGAAGGAAACGGTCCAGGGCATTCGGTCCTCATGTCTCGGAAGCTATATAGCTTGCAGGCATTAATTTTGCAAGAACGGTCCCGAGCGCAGCCATGCCCACCTCCCGCGAAACCATCCTCGCCGCGCTGCACACCCTGCTGCAGACGCTGCCTGCCACAGCCCTGCGTGGTGAGGTCCTGCCGGAAAGGGTGCCCGCCGCTGGCCTCCTGATCCTCCGCGACGGCGAGCCGGGGGAGCCTGAGGTCACGCTGTCGCCGCTGCGCTACCACTACCAGCACCGGGCCGAGATCGAAGCGGTCGTGCAGGGTGCGAACCGTGACGCCGCCTTCGACACCCTCTGCGCCAGCATCGGCGGGGCGATTGCGGCCGACCGCACGCTGGGCGGCCTTTGCGACTGGGTCGAGGCGGAAGCGCCGCGTCCGGTCGATCTGGCCGTCGAGGGTGCTGCCAGCCTGAAGGCGGCCGTGATCCCGGTCGTCCTTCACTATTCCACGGCCGATCCGCTCGGCTGACCCCAATCATCACAGGAGAACACGATGGCACGAGCCCACGGGGCGCGGGCGCAGATGGCGCTTGCGTTCGAATCCGTCTATGGCACCGCGCCCGCCACGGGCTTCCGCACGGTGCCCTTCGCCAGCACCACGCTCGGCTCCGAACAGCCGCTGATCGCCTCGGAACTCCTGGGCCAAGGACGCGATCCGCTGACGCCGATCAAGGATGCGGTCACCGCCGACGGCGATGTCGTGGTGCCGATCGATGTCGAGAACCTCGGCCTCTGGCTGAAGGCCGCCTTCGGTGCGCCTGTCACCTCCGGCACAACGCCCAAGACCCACACCTTCCAATCCGGCAACTGGACGCTGCCCAGCCTCGCCATCGAGACGGCGATGCCCGAGGTGCCGCGCTATGCGATGTACACCGGCTGCGTCTGCGATCAGCTGAGCTGGCAGATGGCGCGGTCGGGCCTGCTGACGGCGACGGCCCGCCTCGTGGCGCAGGGGGAAAGCGTCGCGGCAGCTACGGCCGCTGGCACCACCACCTCGCTTGCGCTGCAGCGGTTCGGCCATTTCAACGGCGCGATCAACAACTACTTCGTCGCCCCCGTGGACGGCACCTACCTCTTCGGCGCGACGCTGCTCTACAAGATCAACGCCAGCGCCACGGCCCGCATGCGCGGGCGGCTCGTGCTGAACGGGGCCACGGAAATCCGCGGCTCATTCGGCGAAATCTCCGCCACCCACGTCTCGCTCGCCACTGCCATCTGGCTGCAGACCATGGTGCCCCTCGTCGCGGGCGATACTGTCGAGCTGCAGGGGTATTTCCGGGTCGCGGACGGCTACTTCGCCGCCGACCACACCTCCTTCTGGGGCTGCAAGATTGGCTGAGCGGCGGGAGGAGGATCCGATGACACCACCCCGATCCGAGGGCTTCGTATGCATGCCGGACGCCGAGTTCGAGGCGATCCTGACGCGGGCCGCCGAGGAAGGCGCAAGGCGCGCGCTTGCCGATGTCGGGCTCGACGGCGACGAGGCCGCGCTCGACATCCGCGATCTGCGCTCCCTCGTGGATTGCATTCGTCTGGTGCGCCGCACGGCGATGCAGACCGCCGTCCGCATGATCACCACCGGCGTCATGCTGGCGCTGCTCGCGGGCATCGCCATCAAGCTCAAGATCTTCGGCGGCGGCCCGTAGCCGCGCTTCGACCCGACATACCAGCCCACGCACACCCGCCCCCGAGGCGGGTTTTTTCGTTTGGAGGACCCCATGACCACGACCTTCTACCGCCATTGGCGTGACGTGCCGGAGAACACCTGGCGCTGGCCCAACTTCTCGGCCCCCGAGATCGCCTGCCGGGGCACCGGCAAGCTGCTGATCAACGCGCCCGCGTTGGACAAGCTGCAGGCCCTGCGCGACCGGCTGAGCAAGCCGCTGATCGTCCGTTCCGCCTATCGCAGCCCCGAGCACAATCGCGCCGTCGGCGGCGCAACCCGTTCCAAGCACCTCGACGGCACGGCCTTCGACATCGCCATGGCGAACCAAGATCCGGTCGCCTTCGAGGCGGCGGCGCGGGAAGTCGGCTTCCTCGGCTTTGGCTTCTATCCGCGGTCGGACTTCATGCACATCGATCTCGGGCCCGCGCGGCAGTGGGGCGAGCGCTTCCCGGTACGGGAGACGGCCTTCGCGGCGGAAATGCCGCCTGCGCGCGAAGTGCTGGCCGACAGTCGCACCATGAAGGGTGGCGGGGCGGCCGGTGTGGCGACGTTGGGTGCGGCTGGTGTTGAGGTCGCGCAGAGCGTCCTGGTCGAGACCCAGACCGCCATCTGCCGCTCGTGCCGTATCTGGAGACGCTCCGCTGGGTGTTCATCGCCGTGGCACTCGTCGGGATCGGCGTCACGATCTACGCACGGCTCGACGATTGGAAGCGGGGGCGGCGGTGATCGGCGCGCTCCTCAACGGGATCGCCGCCAGCCCGTGGATGCGGGCGGTGCTCCGAGCTGTCATCTGACGATTTCCGTCAAATGACGGCTTCGTCTTGAAGCCTGACGTTCCAACCTTGTCGGCTCGCGCTGCCGGACCTCAGACGATGCTCGAGCCGCCGAAGGGGTTGCGGCCGGGGATGTCGGGGAAGCCGCCGAAGTTCAGGAGATTGGCGAACTTCAGGTTGCAGGTGTCGCGGCGGAGGTCGCAGCCCGGCGCCATCTCGATGGCCACCGCCCCGCTCGTGTCGATCGCCGCCTCGAGCTCCGGCATGCGGCCAGAGAGCGTGAGCATGGACCCGGCATGACCGGTGATGAAGCCGAGGAGGTCGGCATGGCGCAAGACGCCGCCGCGGTACCAGCCGTCCGGCAGGAGCGCCGCCTCGGCGACGGTGACGGCGAGGCCGGCGCGGGCGCTCGCCGTGCCGCCGACAAAGAAGGCCGCGATGTCGAGCCGGCAGCCGCGGCCATAAAGCGCGTGGCGGCAGAGCCGCTGGTACTTCGCCCGGATGCCCTCGCGCCGCATGGCGGTGAAGAGGGACTCGGCATGGAGCGTGATGCGCTCGCCCGCCGTGCGCGCCGAGACGACGCGGCCCTTCCAGTGCGCCACCACCTCGGCCGGCACCTGCTCATGGCCACGGAAGATGGTGAGCGTCGTGACCGCCCGGCCCCGGGGCCCGAGATAGCGCCGGGCGAAGGGGTCCGAGATCGGGAAGGTCAGCGTGAGATCTTGCCGCCTGATCCTCGGGGTTCCCGAGAGATTTCAAGCGATCGAATTCTTCTACGGCGAGCACGACCACGACGGGACGACCGTGTTTCTCGATCACGACCGGCTCCGCGCGCGCGGTGTCGATCAGCAGGCCGAATTGATGCTTGGCATCGCGGGCCGACATGGTCTTCATGGCCGCCTCCCATTATTCGGGTCACAGTGACCATAAGAGTCCGAAGTTTCAACCGGTCT